CACCCATGACTACGCTATCGATGTCGTAGGCGTATTACAGGAGCCTACAGGCACTATGCTGACTGACGACGAGGGTAACGAGTACCCTGAGATGGCACCTGTTGATGGCTGGCACATCAACATCAGACTCGTGGGCGATGCTATGCGTGAGACTGTAGAGGCTCTCGACGTGTCCCACGGCTTAACACCCAATTCACCATCAAGGGTTTGGTTGTAATAATTAGCTAGGCTAATACAATGGAGGGGGGAATGCAGCCGGACGATAGGTATTGGGAGACTCTGAACCGCCTCACTAGCCATGAGGCAATGTGCGAAGAGCGCAGTAAAACCATCTTCAATCGCCTCGAAAGCATTGACGATAGATTGGATTCGATTCACAAAAATCTGTTTGTGATCGCGTTGACGATTCTGAGTGGCATGGGCGGACTTATACTTACCTTGCTACTCCAGTGAGGTACGAATGGCCTATTTTAAGCGGGACAGGTTTAGCGGGATTGCCCCAGGAGTTTCACCTCGATTACTAGCTGATCAGTTCGGTCAGGTAGCCGAAAACATCGACTTTGAGTCAGGTCGCCTGACTCCGATTACCCAAGATTCAGATACGTTCACACTGCAGAACAGCGTGCGCCGCTCTATCTTCTTCTACCGAGATACTAATTGGTTTGAGTGGAATGAGGATGGCGTGAAGGCTGTCTCCGGTCCTATCCCCGGTGATACTAACGAACGCTTGTACTGGACTGGGCAAGACTACCCTCGCATGGGCACTGTGACCTCGATGGTTGCAGGCACGACTGGTTATCCAGCGGTTAGCTATCGGCTAGGTGTACCCGCGCCAGCTAACGCGCCTCTTATCTCTATCAGCGGCACACCTGATGAGACGCAGACGCCAGACGATGTCGCCTATGTATACACATTTGTAACGGCTTTCGGCGAAGAAGGCCCGCCTAGCCTTGCTTCTAGCGTTTTAGAGCGAACCGATACTGAGTCCATCACCATCACTATGCCGTCAGGCGACCACCCCTCTGGCAACTACAACTTTGGGGGCGGAGCTAAGAAGCGTATCTATCGCTCCAACACCGGCTCTACGAACACGACGTTTCAGTTCGTTGCAGAGGTGGCGTTCACCACTACCAGCTTTGTAGACAGTAGCTCTTCGTTTGCCTTGGGCGAGGTCTTACCCAGCGAGACGTGGATCGGTCCACCGGATGACGATACATCACTGTACCCAGATGGCCCCATGCAGGGCTTGATTGCAGTAGCCAACGGTATCTTTGCTGGCTTCACCGGTAAGCGATTCTGCTTGAGTGAGGCGTTCCTGCCGCACGCATGGCCTATCGACTACCGAATCACCCTCGAGGAAGACATCGTTGCTATCGGCTCGGTAGCTAACGGCGTGGTCTGCCTGACAGACGGTGCGCCCTACTTCGTGACAGGCGGTGATCCCGCCGCCATGACTGCTATTAAAGTTGACCTGGCGCAAGCCTGTGTGAACGAGCATAGCGTCGTCGATATGGGTAACTACATCCTCTACGCCGGTCCTGATGGCCTGTGCGCAGTCGAGGGAGTATCAGGGCGCGTCGTGACTAACGGCCTGATTTCAGTCAAGCAGTGGAACGCCGACTTTTACCCAACAACGTACCGTGCGTTTAGGCACGAAAACACCTACGTCGCTTTTTGGAACGGCGGCGGCTTTGTATTTGATCCACGTGCAGATGAGGCAGCAATCAGCACAATCGACTACACCGGTGACGTGCGTGGTGGCCACATGAACCCCAAAGACGGCGAGCTGTACATCATCGTCGGCAACAAGATTAAGAAGTACCGGGGTGGCAGCGGCAACCGGACGCTTACCTGGAAGTCAAAAGAAATTGTTATGCCTAAGCCAGTGAGCATGGGCTGGGTGTCTGTACACGCTCAGGCGTATCCCGTGGACATCAAGGTGTGGGCAGACGGTGTCCTGATCGCTTACTACACGTTATCCGAGACGGGCAACGCGTATACCCAAAGCACATCAACACCATCCAATATTTCTAACGGGACTTTGCGAGAGCCCATCATGCGTCTACCCGCAGTGGTGGCACAGGTCTGGGAGGTCGAAGTCTCTGGTGCAGTAGAGATTGACGAGGTTTGCCTCGCTCAAAGTATGGATGAGATTGCCGCTCTATGACCAAAAAGACGGTGAAGACGGTAAAGCCGACTAAAGTACCGGGGATACCGCAGCCTCCTAACGATACTTCACCAGGGATGCGTCGATATCTTGAAGCGCTATCGGAAGCTGTCGAGATACGATTGGGCCGCAGGGGTGATCAACGCGATCGAGCGATTACGCTTCGGGAACTCGTCGACAGCGGGCTTGCCGTCGAGCTAGGCAAAACGCCATACGACCCAGATCGTGGCAATCAGACCTTTACGTCATATGAGACCGCTGCAGAGAACGCCGTAGACGAGCCAGATCCACCCACTGGTTTTACAGCAGCCGGTGGCTACGAGCTGATTAGCTTGTTTTGGGATTACCCAACCTATAGGGGGCATAGTCTGACCGAGGTTTGGCGTCATACCTCTGATGTGATTGGCGATGCCCAGCTGATTGGCGTCACTGGCGGCACCTCCTACGTCGATTCTGTTGGAGAGAGTGCGTCGTTTTACTACTGGGTTCGCCACGTTAATGTCCGCGGCAATCAGGGCGATTTTAATTCTGCAAACGGTACACTTGCGGAGACCTCGCCCAACGTCAGTTTGTTGCTGAATGAGCTGGCTGACTCTATCTCAGAAAGTGAGCTTACAGACGCTCTTACCGGCAGAATTGATTTGGTAGATGGCGCTGCCAGCCTACCGGGGTCTGTGGCCAATCAGATCAGTTGCGTTAACGCCTCTATTGCTGCTACGGCTCTGGACTTATCTAACGAAGTAACTGCTAGAGGAGTGGCAATTAGCTGTGTTAACGCCTCTATTGCTGCTACGGCTCTGGACTTATCTAACGAAGTAACTGCTAGGGGAGTGGCAATCAGCTGTGTTAACGCCTCTATTGCTGCTACGGCTCTGGACTTATCTAACGAAGTAACTGCTAGAGGAGTGGCAATCAGCTGTGTTAACGCTTCTATTGCTGCCACGGCTCTGGACTTATCTAACGAAGTAACTGCTAGGGGAGTGGCAATCAGCTGTGTTAACGCCTCTATTGCTGCCACGGCTCTGGACTTATCTAACGAAGTAACTGCTAGAAACACCGCCATAAGTTGCACGTCGGCCGCCTTAAATGCATCAATTAGTGCGCTATCGGAAGTCGCTGCATATGATAATAATGCTCAGTACGAGATTGGAGACCTAGTCGTATCGAATAGCACCATCTTTAGGGCTATCTCGCAGACTACCGGTAACGCCCCTCCACATTCTAGCTATTGGGTATCGAGGGGTAGTTATACAAACCTAGTAGATTTTGTGGAAGTTTCAGCTAGTGAGACGACGAATGTACTCAGTTCTCTCCGAAGCGATTACTTCACTGAGACGTGCGCTCGTTCAGCTATTGCAGCCGCTGTGTTGAACTTAGCCAGCGAGACGTTTGTTACTAACAATCTCTTGCATTACACCAACACGGCTACCCTTCAGCAGAGCTACTTTACTGAGACGTGCGCTCGTTCAGCTATTGCTGCTGCTGTGTTGAACTTAGCTAGTGAGACGTTTGTTACTAACAACCTCTTGCATTACACCAACACTGCCACGTTACAGCAGAGCTACTTCACTGAGACGTGCGCTCGTTCAGCTATTGCAGCCGCTGTGTTGAACTTAGCCAGCGAGACGTTTGTTACTAACAATCTCCTGCACTACACCAATACTGCCACGTTACAACAAAGCTACTTCACTGAGACGTGCGCTCGTTCGGCTATTGCAGCCGCTGTGTTGAACTTAGCCAGCGAGACGTTTGTTACTAACAATCTCCTGCACTACACCAATACTGCCACGTTACAGCAGGCTTACTTTACTGAAAGCTGCGCTCGTTCTGCCATCTCAGCTGCCGTGTTGGACTTAGCCAGCGAGACGTTTGTTACTAACAATCTCCTGCATTACACCAATACTGCTACCCTTCAGCAGAGCTACTTCACTGAGACGTGCGCTCGTTCAGCTATTGCAGCTGCCGTGTTGAACTTAGCCAGCGAGACGTTTGTTACTAACAATCTCCTGCACTACACCAACACTGCCACGTTACAGCAGATCTACTTCACTGAGAGCTGTGCTCGTTCAGCAATTACAGCCGCTACGTTAAACCTGGCTAGTGAGACGTTTGTTACCAACAATCTCTTGCACTACACCAACACTGCGACGTTACAGCAGGCTTACTTTACTGAGAGTTGTGCTCGTTCAGCGATTACAGCCGCTACGTTAAACCTGGCTAGTGAGACGTTCGTAAATAACCAGTTATCCCACTACACGACCACAGCTTCTTTACAACAGAACTACTTTACTGAGACGTGTGCTCGAGCGGCTATTACAGTGGCAACGCTTGACCTCAAATCTGACATAAGTGAATTCGACCCGGCGATCGTTTGGGATTTTTCCCAGTCTACTGCTGGCTGGTCAGCGTTACGCAACTCGCTTTCCCCTAATAGCTCTACTTTGGACTTTACGGACGGCGCTTTCACCGCAGCTGGCCTGCTTCCGTCTCTAGCAGTTTCGTTTACGAGCGGCGTTTACGTCCCCGCTTATCAACCAGATTTTGCAAGCCCAACGGGTCTGTCTATCCAGGGTTCTCGGAATACGATCGTTAAAGTAAGGATTAAACGGACTAGCGGGACGGGGTGGGTGGGTCGTATGTATTACGCGACAGCCGCCCACGGATTTTCGACCGAGTACTACAAAGATGTCCCTGATAGCACGTCGTCTGGAAAGTATCGAATTATCGAATGGGACGCGCAGGAACTGACAGCAGGGGGGTCTGACTGGGTAGACAACACGATTACCCAGTTGGGTTTTGACTTTGGCGAGGGCCAAGATCAGTTTGAAGTAGACTACGTCGCTATAGGCACTAAAAGCCCCTTCGCTTACACTGCCAACCTTGAGCAAAATTATTTTACTAGAGCTGACACTACCTCAGCTATAGCAACAGCCACGTTGGGGCTTGTTAGTTCCTCTGCTCTGTCCGATGAGCTGTCTCACTACACAACCACTGCAAGTCTTCAGCAGGCCTACTTTACTGAGAGTTGTGCTCGTGCAGCGATTACGGCGGCTACGTTAAACCTCGCCAGTGAGACGTTTGTTACTAATGCCCTTGGTAACTATACGACTACTTCTGATTTAGCACTTGAGTATCTTACGCGAACCTGTTTAACAGGCGCTATCGCAAGCGCAGGCTTAGCGCTATCAACAACAATCAACGACACTACTGTAACGATAGAGGATATCAATACGTCTATTGACGGTGTGACGGCGCAGAACTTCATTAAGATAGACAACGCAGGCCATATCTCAGGTTACGGGCTGTCGAGTACGAATGCTGACGGCATTCCTACAGCTGAGTTTGGTGTGAGAGCAGACCAGTTCTGGGTCGCGCCACCCGCAACTGCATCAAGCACCGCGCCTACTACTAATTTATACCCCGGCAGAGTGTGGGTAGATACCAGCGGCAGCGAGGACGTAACCAAGTACTACACTGGCAGCGCCTGGAGTACCACGCCGCAAGCGTTGCCGTTTGTCGTGCAGGCCGCTCCGACGACGCTGAATGGTGTTGCAGTTCCAGCGGGTGTTTATATTGATCAGGCGTTTATTAAGAACGGTTCTATAGTCAACGCACAGATAGCAGACGCCACAATTGATAAAGCCAAGATCGCCTCGCTGGATGCTGACGATATAACCGCAGGGACAATGTCAGCAGATCGCCTATCAATAGATAACGTCGGATTAGATACAGCGGTTATTAATGGCGTAGAGTCCTTGATTCTTCGCAATGGTGGCGTATTTGTAGACAACCTATCGGTTGACTCGGTAGGCGTTGTGAAGTTTTCGCTGAATAATAACTACGGAGCGGCGTCTCAGCAAAGCTTTGCGTTTTCAAACTTCACAGCCTCTGAGCCTTATTATAAATACGAGTACACAGAATCTGAGCCCGGTGGATTTACTCAAACAGTTACAGTTACGCTACCTGAGCTACTTACTCTGACAATAAACAACACGCCAGGAAATTCTGCGGCTAGTGATCTTAAAGAGGGTGGTGAGTACTACGTCGATTTTAGTGCAGTGATTGTCGCCGGTGCGCAAAATAATGACACTAATAACTCAAGTGCTTTGGTGCTTGCGGTCAAGCGTCGTTTAGCGGGTAGCACTGGCAGTTATTCAGACTTCACGCAGTTTGGTAGTCACGCAGCGACCGGCGGAGTGCTTCCTTTGGTCCCTATTCAACAGATGAACAAAGTGACGTTAAGCCAAAGTTACGATTACAAGCTTGTCTTATATGGCTTCTTGCGTGGTCTCGACACGAACAATAGTAACCAGCGGGGTTTCTCTAGCAAGAAAATTCGTTTATTCCGTATTGCGAAGGCGACGACATGATTTACACGGTCTATGACATCGAAACAGGGAATATCAAGCGGGTAACTCCTATCAACCCAGCAGCTTTGGATCGTGCTTTAGACGAGGGCGAGGCTGCGATTGAGGGTGAAGTTGATACGTTTATTTATGATCATATTGTTGACGGCGTACCAGTAACGACGCCCGTTTCCTTCTACCCCGAGAAGCATGCCCGCACAATGCGCAACTCCCTGCTAACGGGATGTGACTGGACCCAGGTTCCAGATTCACCGCTCACAGAGGCTCAAAAGGAAGCGTGGCGCACCTATAGACAAGCGCTTCGTGACTTCCCATCGATCGTTAGTGACTGTACGTCCGAAGACGAAGTCATAGCCCTTCTGCCCGAATTGCCACAATAGTGACAAACGTCGGATTTTTGACGGAGAATCTTACTTTTTAGTCGTTTTTTCTTCCGTTTTTTCCCTTTTTACTTTAGGTTCTATTCAGTAGGGGTTATATTAGTCGTGCTAATAATTGATGCGTAAGGATTACGGATTATGCAGGACGCAGTTAATAAACCCCCCCACTACAACCAAGGTTCGATCGAGTGCATTGAGTACTTGAAAGACAACTTGGGCGACGGTTTCCAGCACTACTTAGATGGGAACATTAAAAAATACTTACATAGATGGCGTTACAAAAATGCGCCTATAGAAGACCTGCGAAAGGCAAGGTGGTACCTAGACAAACTAATACAGGAGGTAAACGAAAATGGCTGAGTGGATGCTTGATAAGTACGGTCCGTTTATGGACTTATCAGAGCTTGCGGAGGTGTTGAAGGTTCAGCGCTCCACTCTTTACAACCAACTGTACGCGGACAAACTGGATGTTCCGTACGTTAAGCGTGGTAAAAAGTATTTGTTTCCAACTACACAAGTCGCGGCTATTGTTGAAGGGGCTTTTCGTAGGCAAGCGATAGCGACTGATGACTTAGTTGAGTATAGCGTCGCAAGTTAGTCCACGTTTTGTGGCCGCTAATCGCAGCGACCTGCTCAATACTCATCCCCCGTTCGAACATTCGGCTTATCGCTTCGTGGCGCAGGTCATGGAAGCGTAAGTCGATGATGTTTCCTTTTTTGGTGAGTTTGGCGAACTTATCGCTAATAGAGGCCGCGAGCTGAACGTCCTCAAACACTCTACCGGTCTGCTTACTTTGCTGCTTTTCACGTAGGAGCGTCTCTCTTGTAACCGGCAACAGGGGTAATAGCTGATGATTTCCCTCTTTTTTCTTTGGGTCTTTGCGATCCCTGATGAGCAACGTACCACGGTCAAAGTCTATGTCGCTCCATTCCAGGCGATGGATTTCGCTCTGACGTAGCCCAGTTTCGACAGCAATCTTGATCATTGATGCGATCCAGCTGTCGCCTGCTAACTGAAGCAAGAGTTCTAGTTCGTCATCCGTGGGCCGTCGTTCACGTTTCCTGCTTCCCTGGATCATGTTGAGCTGAGACATGACACCCATGGCTGCTCGGACAGGGTTGTCTTTGAGTGGTGCGTTCCACAGC